TCAGAACACGCAGATCCAAGGTTTCACCGAAACCTCCAGCTCCACCAGCATCTACTGCGTGGCGTTCGGCGATCTGCAGACCACCGGAATCCAGGGCCCCGCTGCTGCTGGCTACGGCATCGACATCAAGGAGTTCGGCGAAGTGTCCGACGCTCCCGTCGATCGAACCCGGATCGACTGGTCGGTTGGTATGGCGATCATGAACGGCCGCTCGGCTGCTCGCGCCTACGGGATCACCGATGCTGCGGTGACCGCTTGATCATCGCCCCATCTATCCATCCCCTGAGGTATTGATTCATGTCTCGTTCTACTGGTCTTATCCCCCGGCGGGGATACCAATTGGATGCTGAAACCATCCTTCTCGGTGCGGTTAAAGCTGGGCCCCGTGGCCGTGCTGCTGAAACCCGCACTGGTGCCGCTCGCCTGCTTACCACCAACCTGGCCGCCCAGGATGAGTGGAAACTGATCGCTGCAGGTAGCTCTAGCAGCTCCGCTGGTGGCTACGTGCTCCAGGCCGCTCACGTGGCCGAGGGTGCTGCCCTTAGCTCCGCTTCCACCTACGCGAACATCGGCGTGGTCACCATCACCGCCGGTCAAATCAACGAGGTGGCGATCAGCGGCAGGCAGATCCGTGAAGCCGTCCGGGTTGCCGGTTCGGTCAGCGGTGATGTGCGCGTCTCTGCTGTTCGGCTTCGCCCCGGCACCGGCACGCTGAGCATCAGCAACGTGGCGCTTACCTCCAACGTAGCGACCATCACCCTGTCGGCTGCTCACACCATGCTGGTGGGCGAGATCGTCACCGTGGGTTGCTCTAACCCCCTGGTGAACGGCACCTTCACCATCACGGCGGTGACCTCGACCACGTTCTCCTACGCCTCGACTCAGAGCAACATCACCAGCGCCTCGGCGACTGGCACCGTGACCAATGGCGCTGCCGCTCCGGCTGGCACCAACACGGTGGCTTTGACCCCTGGCGAGTGAGCCGGTTGCGGTTTGTGTTCCCTAGGGCCCTTCGGGGCCCTTTTCACTTTGAGGCCCTATGAACTTCCCGATCGGCTACGGAATCAATCAGGAGCAACCACAGCAGCTAGCGGCTGAGCCCGAGTCTCAGGAGGCGCCAGCGGAGCCAACCTGCCCTATGCCGAAGCGCAAGCGGGCACGGGTGAAGGGCGGGCAGTTTGCTGCTGACGACCCGTCTACAGACATTGATGAAGCATGGGCGGAAAGCTAGGCCAGAGGAGCTGAGCCATGGCGTGGGTTGAAGGAGAAACCTGGGAGATGGAGCAGGGCGTCGATGCGCTCAAGATTTTTGAGCTGTATTCCGACGCTGGCCAAACCACGCCGTGGTCCTTTACTGGCTGGGATGTGAATGCCAGCATCTCAGACGAGAAAGGGCGGTTGGTCTATCCGGCAACAGTTGAGACGACTCCAGCCTCAGGGATTGTTCGGCTGATCTTGTCTGAAGCGACTGTAAACAGCCTCAAGGTGGGCCGCCCATATCGCTACGACGCTCTGCTAATTCCGCCTGGATTAGCCACGGCTGATGATCATTTTCTCGCCACAGGGCCGGTAACGGTCGCGTTACGAACAACACGGAGGGATCAGCCATGACATGCCCTGCGGTGGTCAGAGTCGCAATTCCGGGGACTACGGGGGCACAGGGAGCTAGCGCCTACGAGGTCGCAGTCCAGCAGGGCTTTACCGGAACCAAGGCTCAATGGCTAGCCAGCCTGGCGACTGATGCAAATGGAGTCGCCCTGGGTTATGCCCAGAACGCTGGCACATCAGCTACGGCGGCGGCTGGATCCGCGACGTCTGCAGCAGGCTCGGCAGCCACCGCTTCAACCCAGGCCACCAACGCATCAAGCTCCGCTACGGCTGCAGCTAGCAGCGCCAGCGCCGCCTCTGGATCGGCGACTACGGCATCTACCCAGGCCGGTAACGCCTCTAGCCAGGCTGGTAACGCTGCAACGTCGGCAACGAATGCAGCAAACAGCGCAACGTCTGCGGCGGGATCCGCAACTAGCGCCACGACCCAGGCCAGCAACGCCGCAGCCTCAGCGACGGCTGCCGCAAGTTCTGCAACGACGGCATCGAATCAGGCCAGCAATGCAGGCACTTCGGCGACGGCTGCCGCAAGTTCTGCGACGACGGCATCGAGCCAAGCCAGCAATGCAAGCACTTCGGCAGGCACGGCATCAACCAAAGCAAGCGAAGCAGCTACCTCGGCTACCAACGCGGCCAACCAGGCCACCAACGCCGCAGCTTCTGCAACGACCGCAAACACCCAGGCCACCAACGCCGCAACATCGGCAACCGCAGCGGCCAGTAGTGCGACATCGGCGGCCACTCAAGCTACCAATGCTGCCGCTAGTGCCGTGTCATCACGGAACGCGGCGGCTTCGCTCCTGTCCGCTTACTACATGTAACCCACCATGGCTACGAATCCCGCCTTTATCTCAACTGCCCGCCTCGGTGTGGCCAGCCTTTCCAGCGCCAACACCAACATCGACGGCACCGGCACCATTACAGACCTGATTACTGGCGTCGCTGCTGGTACAAGGGTACTGGAAATCGCCGCTCAATGTTCGGCCACCTCAGCGGCTGGCTTGATCAATTTGTTTATCTTTGATGGAACCAACTGGACGCTGTTTGATCAAATCTCGATCTCAGCGGCTACAACCAGCACCACTGTGAAAGGAAACCGAAATAACGCAACCTATGTAAATCTTGTGTTGCCCAGTTCATCGTGGAAGATTGGCTGCACCACAACGATTGCTCAGGCCACAAGGGTCTATGCGTTTGGTGGTGATTTGACATGAACCTGAGCGGCCTGGGCTATCCAGAGCAGCGGCGGACACCAGTGGGTTGGCAATGGCCAGCAGGGATTAAAAGACTAGAAACCGCACGCTGGCCTCAATCAGAGCGCCTGTATCACTTAGCTCAGGCCGTGCCAACGCTGGATCTGCAGTTTGCGGCTACCCGCAGCCTGGTGGATAACATCAGCGGAAGGAACCTGATCACGTTCACCCGCGCCAGTTCGGCCACTTATGTAGACCGTGACGGAATCCTCAAGACGGCAGCAACAAACGAGCCCCGCTTCGACCACAACCCAACCACCGGGGAGAGCCTGGGGCTGCTGGTGGAGGAGCAGAGGACGAATCTGCTGTTGCAGTCGGAAAACCTTGGAACTACTTGGACGCTGAACGGACTTTTAGCGCTTGGCGGCGGCTCAACTCTTAACGCCGCAATAGCCCCAGATGGCGCATCAACAGCAGATTTAATTACTGAAGACACAGCTACTTCAACTCATGCAACTACTCAAGGGAGTCTTAGCTTTACCTCTGGCATCACTTACACGGCGTCTTGCTTTGTAAAACGTGGAACCGGAAGCAGAAACGCCACTATTCAACTGCGACTTGCTGCATTTAGTGGCACTCCTAGGGTTACCATTGATTTGTCAACAGGCGCCATAACGCTAGCAGGCAGCGGCGGAACAATTGTGTCGCAAGCGTACCCAAATGGTTGGTGGCGTGTGTCGCTAACAGCAACTGCCACGGCAACTGTTACAAGTTTTGTTGATATTGGTCTTGTATCCGGGACCACCACGTTGTCCTACACCGGGGATGGCACTTCTGGTTGTTACATCTGGGGCGCCCAACTAGAAGCCGGCTCCTTTGCCACCAGCTACATCACCACCACCACCGCAGCCGCCACCAGGGCCGCCGATTTGGCGACGATTACGGGGGCGGCGTTTAGTTCGTGGTATCGGCAAGATGAGGGGACGTTGTTTGCGGAGTCGCAGCTACCAGCAGGTAGCGCCACGAATACCAGCAGTCGGACAACAATTGACCTTACAGATGGCTCAACTAACAATCGTTTGAGCGTCCGTGCAATAACATCAGCGACAACTGCAGATCAATTAACAGTCAGGTCTAACTCTGCAACAACCGTTCAATTCGCCAGCAACGGTTCCGCCGTTGGGACAACAGCCAGGAAGTTTGCAGCTGCCGTCAAGATTGACGACTTTGCGACATGGGCTACAGGGGCGTCTACGGCTGCA